AATCCACTTTTTAGTTACCAAAAACCCCGAAAAAAAATTCGGGGTATTTTTTTGTCTGTAGGTTTTTTGGAATTACATCACAATTTTATCTGAAGATAATCCAATTTCTAATCCGCCACCTTGCTGCAGTTTTCTATAATATGCATCAACAAATCCTTCTATTAAGGCTGGTCGTATTAATTGGATTTTTTCTTTCTCTGCATTCAATTCTTCTTCATATTGATAATATGATACTGGAATTACTGGAGCAACTGTAACTTGGAATCCATTTATGGTAGTGTAAGATAGTGTATATGTGGAAGGAACTATTTTTCCAGCAGGAAGTAATACCTTTCCATTTTCGTCCAAAACCTCAGTGGTTACATAGTGTTTGGTTGCAAGAGGATTTGAATATTTTGAAAATACATACTCATCTAAAGATGCTTTAGATCTTGGCCATTGATCGTGATAGTTTACAATATCATTTACTACCAGAATGGTCCAATTATAAAATGGGTTGTCGTAAACTTCAAATGCAATGTTTTCTGGAGTTTCTCCATCATTTACAATATATTCATCAAAAACGCTAATTGATGTTTTATATTCTTCGAGAATTTGCCCTCTTCTCCAAAAATTCTTTGCTGCGATCATCTTTGGATCGGAGAAAGAAGGATTGATATTATAAAGTACGTTTGGTAAGTTGTAGAATAGTGACATCAGTATCCTCCCTCCAAGTCTTCCTTGGTGAGTGCAGTGAGTTCTTTGAATGTTACGGTAACTGTTACAAGTGGGAAAGTGCCATCATAGGTAGTTTGAATAGTATTCATTGGAGTTACGTTAACTTGCATGTTAGTCAATGCACATGCCTTTGTATTGGGTAATAATTTATGTGGCGTTTCTTTCACTTTACCATCAGAACCAACAGAAACGAACATTGGTGTTAGGATGAATGTGTGTGGGAACTTAAGAACTCCAGTTCCAGCTGGAGCTGATGGATGCATCCCTTTTTTGAAGAAATCTACAATTCTTTCTGCAAATCCTTCTGCTTGCTGATATTCTTCAAAGATTTCAAAAGTAAAATTAAATTCTCTAAAATCTACATTTTTGAAGAATTGAACTGCATTTTCATTTGGAGCTAATCCACCCAGTCCAACGATGTTTGTTAGACCTCCTGGGTCAAGAGGACTTAAACTACTGTTCACGCCAAATGCATTAATTGCCTTTGCTGATCCTGCCGCTCCCGATTGAAGTATCTGTGCTCCTGGGTTATTCCCACCACCATATTTTTGTATGAGTGCCTGTGCCCCTCCAGCTAGCAAAGCACCACCAGCTCCAATAAGACCTGTTTTTGCAAGACCTCCCACGCTTGCAAATGCTTGAGCTAGAGTTCCGATTTTAAAAGTATTGTTCCAATTTGCACCATAACCAAATTGAAGTTCATTTGGTAAAGCAATACTCAAACTGCTTTTTTTATGGGAAGCACTAACATTACTGTGTTTCTTATATTGTTGTTTTAGAATCGCTTTTGTTAGTGGTATTTGTTTAGATGGATCGTTTGGATCATCAATCGTAATTCCTGTTACTAGGATAAGATCCAAATCATCAATTCTATTTTCGTTAAGTGCTTTTTGTTGCTCTGCTACTTTTGCGTTTGTCCAAAATGAATTTGTTTGTCTTAAAGTAGAAAGCTTATTACTAAGTCTTGTTTGGAGGTTTAAGTAGTTTAGTGATTGATTTTGTGCTGCTGTCGGAGCTACCCCTGTGTTAAATGCACCAGCGACAAAATTACCAAATTGACCAAATAATTGTGCTGAACCAGAAGTTAGAAGTTTTTCAGTTTGACCACTTGCTTTTGCGGCTATATCTAATCCTGCAAGATATTCAACACGATCTATCTTCAGATAAGAAGCATATGGAATTTGGTTGATTCCCTCTGGATAGAATATTGGTGGTAATGTTGCTAGTTTTCTTGCCATTATCTATTCCGATGGAACTTGTCTAGTGGTAACTGACTTAAAACGATTGCGTCTGCCTCTGTCAATTCGTAAAAATTAGTCTCCCTTTGTCTGGGAATATAATAATGCAGAGTTTCGTTAGGTATCTTATTGCTATTTAGAACGTATAGTCTTTGTTTTGGTGAAATGTAGTGTAGATTTGCTCCAAGGATGTTCTTCTTCTTTTCTACGACTTTGATCAGTGGATACTGATCCCATTCTTTTAGTATTGACTTGAATTTAGGATCATACTCAAAGAAGTAGTAATTTCCTTCCTTCACATTACTTCCCTTACCAACTCCAGCTTCGTCTAGAATCATGAAGACCTCTAGACGGAGATCGGTTTTTGATATTGATTTTCCTTTATATTCTTTTATCAGATCATCAAACTTGGAGTTCGATTTCTGTGATGATTTTGAATTCCCAAATCCTGTCCCTGCAGAATTCTTCCGCTGCTTTCCATTTTGCTTGGTTGATGGCATAGGTCGCTACCTCCGTTATGTATTTCTTGGTAACTTTCTTTTGAGGTTTTGGACCTTCGACCTGCGCCTTTGGTTTAACCTCAACTAGATAGGTTTTTGTGCTTCCATCAGTTTGCTTTACTTTCATCCAAAAATCAGGAAAATACCTATGCCATCTTCCGTCCACTGGTGACTTGTATGGTATTACAAACTCCTCACTGGACCATTGGAGTACCATTTCATTATGATCGCAGTAGTACATGAACTTCCGTTCCCATAAAGACCGATATATGATATTTGTGGGATCTCCTTTGTACTTGCGATAGTTTGTAGGTTTATATTTTCCCTTATACGACGCCATAAATAAATAGGTCACCCCATAAAGGGTATTTATGGCAACACCAGCATCAATAGGAAATTTTGTATCAGAGATAGTAAGGACCAGAGGTGGTCCTGCTAACCCAACTCTGTATCAATTTGATATTGCTCCCCCTAGCAGCGCCGCAGCTGGTTTTAAAGCCAACATGGAAAGATTTGGGTTCTCTTTTGATAAAGAACTTAGATTTTTAAATTACTTGAATAATGAAATTCAAATTCCTGGAGTCACATTTCAGAACTCTGAGATAAGGATGCCCTATAAAGGTCTTGCTCTTAAGATGGCATCTGCTAAAGTTTATAATGAAATGGATCTTTCTTTCTATTGTGATACAACCGCTATGCCCTATAAATTTTTTAGGGCTTGGATAGAATGGGTTGGCGGAACTCAGCAAAATCAAGGTTACACTCAGAGGTCTGCTTCTGTAAAACACAGGACTTCCATCATGAGATATTATAATGACTATACTTGTGATATGACAATTACAAAACTGGAAAAGTATGGACCTAAACAAAAAGGAGAGTATAGTTCCCCATTCTCAGTTCGATTGATTAAAGCTTGGCCATATACAATTTCATCCGTTCCAATGTCTTCTGCAAGTGTCAATGGGCTTGTCAAAGTGACAGTTAGCCTGTATTATGAGTATAGTGCTCCTTACAAATAAACCCCTGATCGTACATCATGCCATTACCAACTATTTCAACACCGATTTACGAATTGGTGGTGCCTTCGACAAAGAAAAAGATTAAATATCGTCCATTTTTAGTCAAGGAACAAAAAATTCTCTTAATTGCATTAGAGACTCAAGATGATACTCAGATTCTTAGTGCAATCGTACAAATTTTTGAGAATTGTGTTGTATCTCCAAATTTCAAAGTAGATAGTCTCTCTCTGTTTGATATTGAGTATATCTTCTTGAATATGAGAGCTCGTTCGATTGAAGAACAGATTACGATGAATGTCACCTGCCCAGATGACGGAGAAACTGAGGTTCAGGTTACAATTTTGATCGACGACATTAAAGTTAATTTCCCCAAGAATCATAGTAAGGAAATTAAACTCGATGACAATACTTTGCTCGTAATGAAGTATCCTAATCTGGATTACTTTGCTAAAGTAAATTTCACACCAGAGAATCCAGATCCATACGAACTGGTTGCAAGTTGTATTGATAAGGTATTCGTTGGTGAAGATCTTTCTGATGATTTTACCTTTGATGAAGCAAAGGAATGGGTTGAGACTCTGACTAATCATCAGTTTGAGAAGATCCAGGCATTCTTTAATTCGATGCCAGTTCTGACTCACACAATTAAAGTCAAGAACCCAGCTACGAACAAAACCAGTGACATTACGATTGAAGGTCTAGCAAATTTTTTCGCATAGCCCTTTTCCAAGAAAGTCTTATGACTTTCTATAAAACTAACTTCGCCTTAGTCCAGCACCATAAATATAGCTTGACTGACATTGAGAATATGATTCCTTGGGAAAGGGATGTATATGTGAATCTACTCGCTGCTTATCTTCAGCAGGAGAGAGAACGTATAGAAGAAGAAAGGCGTCGTAGGAAGTAATGGCATCAGAGGCACCCATCGACATTAAGGCTCTTACGGCAAGCGCAGATAGCTTGTCTAAGGCTTTGGGTGCCCTTTTTGATGAGGAGACACAATACTTAGATTATCTTAGGAAGGGAAGGAAGAGAAGCTTCTTTGTTACAGCAGTTTCCGACTCTAAGACGAACGTATTAAAACCAGTACCAAAAGTAATACAAGTAGAGGGAGAAACCAAGTTCAATTGGTTAAAAACAATCCTTTGTACTTTGGGTGCGGGTGCAGCAGCAAGATTTCTCTCAAGAGCAGCCGTTGCATCGGCACCATACTTGGCGTTGGCTGGTCTTGGAGCTGGTCTTGGATTTCTAAAGACTAAAGAACTAGAGTATGAAAAGAAGCAGGACGAAAGACTTCTACATGCCGAAGTAAGAAATAGCGATAGGAATAATCTCAAGGGAGAAGAAGAAAATACCTATACAGTTGAAGATGCTCAGAAAAACTTAGATGCATCAAAGAAAGGCATTTTCCATATGATTGGAGAAGGTCTTAGTGATGTCACTGGATTTGATGTTGGTGGTGTTGTAAAAGGTGCAACTAAGTCCGTAGTAGCTGAGAAGGGTATTCCAGAGTGGGTAATTCCTTTTGTTAAACTTGGCGAGATAATCAAAAATACTGCATATGATCCAATTGGATCTTTGATGATTGGAGCTGCTTCATCGTTATTTGATATTTTGCCTCTAGACTCTCAATCTTCTCTAAAAACCACAATTGCTTCACTGAAAGGTCAGTTTGGCATCGAGAAGTTTTCTCCTGCTATCCGTGGATCTACCAGTGGGATTACTCCAGTTAAAGATAGTTTGAGAGTGGTCAATAACTCTTTCACGTTTTTTATCTCAAATTTCTTTGCTTCTCAAGCAAAAGCAGCGGAAAAGAAAGATCCTACATCTGGACCAGTTGTCCCAGTTAACGTACCAGCAGGGAGAGAAGCTAAGATTAGAGAGGCATTTCAGTTCTATAAATCTAAGGGATTTTCCGACACTGGTGCTGCATACATGGTCGGAAACCTTTTGCAGGAATCTCAACTTGATCCTGCTGCGGTTGGTGATAGTGGACATGCTCATGGTATTGCACAGTGGAGAGATGATGCTGCTTCTGGTGCAAGATGGTTGACCTATTTGGACTGGGCTAGTAACAATAATAAAGAACCAGGAGACTTCTACGCACAGTTAGAATATACAATCGTGGAGGGTGAAAAATATAATGCTGGTTTGACTATGATGAAGGGTGATAACAAAGAAGATCATAAGAAATTTATTAGTGGGTATGAGGGATAGTCTGAAGAGGGTGATAGATTTGGTTATGCTGAGGATATCTTACGGAATCTGACAAAATACACTACTACTCCAGAGCCACAAGAAAATGAAAATCTTGAGGTCCCAGAAGCTCCAACTGGTAAGGTATTAAGTCTTGATGATTATCTCAAACTTCAAAATAGAATAGCAAAATATAAACAATCTCCTGGTAGTTTTCTCAATAATAAACCTTTTAAAGTTCATGGAGTTGGTACTATTCTCGTAGGGAAAAATTTTCTGGGAGTTCCAAAGGTGAAATATTTTAACACCAGTGGAATTGAGGTAACTGAGAGTGAATGGGGAGAACTTCTTGAAAAGGTATCTCCAGAAATTCCACCCGAATTAAAGAACAATAAAGGTGGTCCAGATCTTTCTCCAAGACAATCTATATCAGGTTTAAATCCAGTTACTTCTCAGAAGGATACTATGGATTTGAATCTTAGTGTTGAGACTAGAGATGAACGTGCAATGGAAAGAGTGGATCAGAATAGCATTTCTTTTGTACCTATTTTGATCCCTGGTCAGGTTATTGAGCAGGTTCAGATGGTTCCGATCGAGTCTATGTCCAAGAAGGATGTTTCTTATATCGATCCTTTTTCTCATGGAGTAAAACGAGGCAGTAGAAAAGTCTTATGATTGACACTAAGCACCTAGTTAAATCTGCAGAGGATTTTGCCCGTAGTATTGGTGGGTATCTTGATACTCAGTTAGATTATATTGATAATCTTAGAAATCGTCCAAAGTTTTTCTTTGGAACTACTCACGTTGAAAAAAGACTTCAAATTATAAAATTCCCAGTTCCTATCATTGAGATAGAGAATGAGGAAAAATTTGGATGTTTTCCTCGGATGAAACCAAAGGTTCCTGTACCTGTACCTGTTCCATCAAAGGTTCGAGAAAGGGAAGCAGTTGCAGAGCAACCAGAAAGAGAACCAATCAAACAACCTGTTAATGTTCCTGTTCAAGTTGGTGCTCCCGCAAAACCAGTTCAGAAACCTGTTGCTTTACCTGAACCAGCACCAGCACCCAGACCAGTAGTACCAGATACTCCGCTGATTCCAAGACCAAAACCAGTCCCAGCACCAAAACAACCAGTTCCAGCAGGTAACAAAGTTGTACCTAGTCCAAGGGTAGCTGCTCCTGCAAATAACATAAGACCACTTGTAAGACCACTTGTAAAACCAAAAACTCCTGCGGCAGCTGTTCAGCAGTTTAGATCTGGATTGCCTGTGGGCACTAAGGGTGGAATAGCGATGATTCTTGGTGGCGCTGTTCTGAGCGAAGTTGCTAGGGCAGCTGCCGAACAGCAAATAACTGAACTTATAGAATTGCGAGGAAGTGATAAGACTGAGTATGATAGAAGAGTTAAAGAACTGAGAGATCTTGCTCAAACTGAGAAATATTTAAATCCGATATTTGAAATTACTGGATCTCCAGATATTCCAAAATATAATATTTTGGAAGCCATTGGTGAAGCTAGACCTGGAGATAGACCTTGGAGTATACTCGGTGCATTTGCTCCACCAGTTAAAAATGCTCACGGTGGAAGACATAATGATCCTACTTATGTTTTGACTGGAGAGAAAGCAAGAGAACTTATCCTCCCAGAGAATAAATTTAATGAATTTGCAAATTCAATGTATAGAGAAGTTGGTTCCATCATGGTTGGAACTTCATACTCTATGGCACTGACTCTCCCTAGAGATTCTGCTACCTATACTGAGATTGGTAGATTGAGATCTAAGTTTGGGATGGATAGATCTTTTGATCCTGCTATTCCTGGATTCCCAGAACAAATGGGAGTATTTGATTCTTTGGTCACTAAACCACCAACTATCATGACAGATGATTCTGGCGGTTTCTTAGGAATGTTTATGCCAGGAACTAAAAAGTTTCTTAGTTTCATTTCTAAGATTATTACTCCTGCTGCTCAAGCTGCACCTAGAAGTAAAGAGGAATCACCTATAATACCAGACACAGATCCCTCTGTTGCTGGCATGGGAATTCGTCCAGCGGGAATAACGAATAGTGATATGGTTTCTGGATTCCCAATAACTTCTAAAATGGGAATGAGACTCCATCCTATAACTGGACAGTGGAGACCGCATGGTGGTTATGATATTTCAGTTCCACATGGTAAAGCTGTTGGTATAAACAAGCCAGGTGAAATTGTTCGTGCCGAAAGGCACGGTGGTTATGGAAATTTCATTGATGCTTGGGTTCCATCTTTAAATTTGCAGTTCCGTCTTGCTCACTTATCTGCGATTGTAAAAAGTAGTGGTAGCTTTAGAGCTGGTGAAATTCTTGGTAAAATTGGTTCTACTGGATTATCCACTGGTCCTCACCTTCACTTTGAAACGCATACTCAAAAAGGTGGAACTGCATATGGTGGTGATATGAATAAACAACAGACTGGTAATGCAACTAAACACCTTCTTTTGGGAGATGCTGTAGATCCATATCAAACTTCACAAGGACCTGGAGGGAATACCAAAAAGTATGGACCATTTATAGGTGGATGGGGTTTGAGACCTGATGGAACTTCTGGAAACAATAGTCCTGGTGACACTAATAGAGGTCATGATGGAACTGAGTATAAATTAGTTCCAAGAAAAGGATATGGATATAATCAATGGATTCCTATCAAGAGGGCACAGGGGATCACTGATAATCTAGTTGCACAGGAAAGATCTACAGATTTGAGTGTAACTAGGGTAAATAGTATAGTTCCAATCCCTATTCAGGGACCACCACAATACACTACAAAAGTAGTACCTATAATGAAAAAAAGAAGAACAAAACCTACTTTTGTGATTTCTCCTCTATCTAAGGGTGTAGAGTATGTCTGATGTAAATTTCCCATCAACGAAGGATGTATACGATACTCTAAAGAATACTACCAAGTTAGTAGAGGATCGTAATGCACTTATCAAGTTTTACTTTCAGGAAGATGTCTATAAGGATTTCCTTCTTGCTGAAAGACTGCAAGACCTTGCTGCGGTAGAAAGGAGGGATGATAGCACTCGTCAAAGAAGCGTTAATCTCGATAAGAAAGAAGTAGTACAGCAGGCAACATATTTCAAGAGATTTAGTAATTTCTTGAATCCAGGTGATCTGCCTATGGGAGACTTGGATCCTCTTCCACCTATCGAATTTGATGAGGATGTAAATCTCGATGGTGCTTTAGATATAGATGGAAAGGTAGAGGAAGAGAAAAAGAAAAAGTCTGAAGGTGGATCTTGGGCTGGACTAATAGCAAACTTAATTACTGGTAAAACTGGTGGAGGTGGAGGAGCAACCACCAAAGCTGCTTACGGTGCTGCAGTTACTCCTACATCTCCAATGATTCCGTCTGTATCTCAAATAGGAGGTGCAATTTCTCAGAATATATTCAATTCTCCTGGAGATAGTGCAAAGACTCAAAGTCTTGCTGAATCTGGATTTGAAGAGGGAGTTCAAAAGAATATTGAGGATAGGTTTGATGAGGATCTTGGTATTGATCCAAAGTTAAAATCTGCACTGGCAAAAGCAATGGCTCTGCCTCTGCAAGTTGTCGCTGGTGGATTGATGAAGTTGATGGCAATGATGCCAATCTCTTCTAATGAGCAACGTCAAGATTTAAACAAGTCAATTGCATTTATCTCTAATGCTTTTGGTGTTCCAGCTTCTAGTCTGGAAAATGTTCCATCTGATTCTAGGGTTCTACAGCAGCGAGGAAGCAAGGAATCTGCTGCTACTCCTGCAGCACCTAGACCTAGTTCTGGTGCTTCATCTGGTCCAACGGCAAGTCAAGGTCCTGGTAAACCTGGCGGTGGTGGATTCCAGTGGAACAAACCTGAAACCTGGGGTAAATTATTTACGGGTGGTCCAGTTGAGTCTGGTGAGATGAGAACTGGGCTACCAGTTAGCATTTCAAATTCCTTTGGGCATCAGAACGTTAGCAACATGTTGGCAAATAGTACCAACATGTCATCATCAACTATTTCGTCAAATTCTCTGTCTTCAAAGGAGGAGAAAAATACAAGTGATTATACAAATAGTTCGATGGCATCGAACACTTTTACAAGTGTATTAAATAATTTACTTGGTGGTCAGAGTCATATCACTGCCAGCATGAGTGGCGGTAACGCACACATTCATGCTGTACTTGCCAACAATGTAAATAGTAATGTTCAGGAGAACAGGGCAGATCTTTTAGAACTGACTAATAATCTTGAAACCCAAATTGCCGAGAGGAGAAAGGAACAGACTACAACGATGGCACAAACTTTTGCGACACCATCGATGGGTATGCCAGCATCTTCCCCCTCTCCAGCGGCAGCAGACTCCTTAAATAGTGGAAGTCATTTTGCTGGATCCGAAGAAGAGGATTCTCCATTCTTTAGTTTATATGCATCAACTAATCAGTACGCATAATGAAAAGTAATTTTATTCTAGAAAAGTTATTGGTTAGGATTGGAGATACTGCCGTTGAAGTTGGTATCAATAATCTCTTACGGATTAGGTATTATGAGGACATTACAAGGGCTTCAGTAAACGTTGAAATTACCATCAGCGATAGTCAAGATGGTAGAATGTCTGAAGTTTTTGGTATGGAATCTGTATATTTGCAGTTTTCAGATAATAAGACCAATAATTCAACCCGTACACAATTAAACTTGATTGTGTATGAGGTAAAAAATAGAGAAATTATTGATGGCAAGCAGATGAAAGTTACACTCTGCTGTTGCAATCCAGACATAACTAATTCTGCTGGTATTCTAGTATCACAGCAGTATGAAGATACTAATATTACGGATATTGTTAGGTCTTTATTGTCCAAGGCACTAAAAACTCAAATACCATTGGCTTATTCGGATAAGTCCAACAACAATATTACATTCCTTACTAATTATTGGAATCCCATACAAATTATTCAGTGGTTATCTGACAAAGCAATTTATTCAAAGAAGAGTGGTAAGTCTGCGACAGCTGGATTCTTATTCTTTCAAAATAAAGAAGGATATAACTGGAGAGCGATGGATTCTTTAGTTGTACAAGATCCTTTGTATGAACTTTCAACTGGAGTTGATCTAAGTGAACAAGAGAGGGAAGAGGGACGTAAAATTGAAATAACTAACTTCCTTTCAAAGGAAACTAGTAATGTTCTACAGGGATTAAATTATGGAAGTTATTCGAGTAGGGTGACTGTTTTTGATGTTGGGACGCAGAAGGTTCAAGATTTTGACTTTAATGGTTATAATCTGTATAATAATATTCCAAGGCTTAATCAAAGCACCTTGCCAGATTCTTATTCCAATATGGAAAAGAAACCATCTAGAATCATGACCAAAGTCATAAATTCTAAATTGTTTAACGCTGGCGAGTACACAAAGGATATACCTAAGATTTTGTCGCAATCATCTTTTAGGAACAAGATGTTCTTCAATAAACAAGTTGAAGCTGAGTTTATTGGTGATCACACGATTAATGTTGGGGATGTTGTCCTTGTACAAAACTATGTTGGTCCACAAAGAACTTTAGATCCAGTTAATAGTGGTAAATACATTGTTGGTAAAATTCTAAGAGAATATACCACCACCGAAGACTCTATGCGTACCAGATTGACACTATATAATGATAGTCCTGGTACTGGTCAAGATACAGTAAATCCAATCTCATCCCTACTACAGTAAGTTAATGTCGTTATTAGAATCTACAGCTAATTTTATTGGTAAAGACGGTTTTAACTGGTGGATCGGTCAGGTAGAGGCTGACGGTGGTGCAAAAACCGAGGCAGATCCTCTTAATGCTAACCGAGTCAAGGTTAGGATCTTGGGCTATCACAATAAGAGTAAGAAGGCGCTTCCCACTAAGAAGTTGCCTTGGGCAACTGTGATGATGCCAGCAACAAGTCCTCAGAAGAGTGGTGTTGGTTCTGTTCACCAACTTCTTAAGAATACTTGGGTTGTTGGATTCTTTATGGATGGTGCATCTGCACAGATTCCTATTGTTCTTGGATCTATTGGTGATCATAACTATACTGGTTATGAGAAAGACGGAGATCCAACTGGTAAAACCTCTACTACAGCTTTCCAACAAACAGCTGCCCCTGGTGCTGAGAATCATACAGGAAGTAATAGATCTGCTAGTAACAATGGATCTGCTGGTAGTCTACCAACCAACATTGCAGCTACAGGAGTAACAGGTCCATCTAAAGCTGACATTCAGGCAGATAAAAAGAAATGCTTTGAGATTAATATCTCTAACGGTAAGTGTGGATCGGAGAATACCACAAAGTTAGAAGGTCCACTCAAAGATCTTTTTGCTTTTGCTCGTGGCATTGAGAAGAATAAGGTCGGTGAGTTCATCGATAAGCAGACGGGTAAGGTAGAAGATTTTGCTGCTGAGGTTAGCAAAACTGCTGGCAGAATCCAATCTGCTATGGGTGGATTGTTGTCTGGAATTAAGGGAGTCGCACTTAAGCAGGTTCAAGATTTTATCCGCAAAATGATGGATAAAATCGACATCCCCAACCCTAAGATTCTGAAACCAGTAAAGACTCAACTTAAAAATATTGGGGACCTTATCAATTGTTTGTTTAAGCAAATCCTTAAGGATCTTGGTAGTTTCATTGAGAATCTCCTATTGGATCTCGTTGGGAAAATCTTAGACACCGCTCTTTGTTTGGTCCAAGATATTCTTGGTTCGATCATGAGTGTTGTTATGGATAAGATCCAACAAGCTCTCGGTATTCTTTCTGGAATTATTGGAAAGATCAAAGGTGCTAAGAATCTCATCCAAGGAATACTGAATAAGGCACTTAACTTCATCGATCTTTTCTGTGATGGTGCTCTGTCTTGTGCCATTGGCGCTTCTGTTTTTAAGACTTGTCAAGGTGCAGAACCAAAAGGAAACGATAAAGCTAAGTCTGAACAGGACAACTATAAAGTTAAACCACCTGCCGATGCTGTCGTGGTTGGTAATGGCAAACCAAATGCTAAGGGATTTGTTCCACTTGAACTTGCAGATGGAACCAAAGTTGCTTTCAATACCAATACTGGTGATCAGTTGCCATTAGATACTGAGACCAATAAGAAGACTGGAATAACTAAGGATAGTTTTGATACTAGAAGTCCACTTGATAAGTTTGAAGACTTTGTTGCAGCTCTTCAACCTAAAGTTCCTGTTGATTGTAGTAATAGTCTTATCAATAAGAAACCCTGCTTCCCAGAGATGATTTTTGATTCTCTGCAAGGTACAACTCCAGTCAAGGCACTTCCTATTATTGATGACATTGGATCTACTGTCGGAGTTCTTGTCAAGAAGTTTGGTGGAAGTATTCCTAATTTTGGTCTTGGAGCCAAGGCTAGATCGATCGCTACTTGTAATGAACAAGAAGGCAAGGGTGCTACATTCAAACCTGTGTTCGTTGCAGATGGCAGCGGAATTGTAGGTAATGTTAGAATTGAAAGAATTGATGTTATCAACCCTGGTATTGGTTACGGATTCACTAAGGATGAATCTGTATG